AGTGCGGGCGGGGGGGGTGGGTTGTTCGGCCCAACGACACCCCACGGCCGGAAGTGGAAAACCGCACGCGGAATTCACCCGCTGCGGCATGGTGCAAGGAGGCAGCATGCAAACGAGAGCAAGATGCTCCCTCCCTGACAGAACCCCGAGTGGTGGCTCGCCGAGATCGTGGCCCGTCGAGCCAGCGGCAACAAACGCACCTACACAGCCGAAGAGGCGCTGGCGATCATCGACGAGCTCGTGCAGGAGGATCCCAATCTGCTGGGCCTGCCGGACCAGCTCCAGGCTCGTGCGGTTGTAAGACTGCGGCTGCGTCATCCGACCTGAGACCTCCGAGCGAATGGAACGGGAGACAATGGTACGGCGCGGATTGGTCTTGTCAATAACCTGTTGACTACTTTTTTATTACTTGCTGAACGACGGGAGCCGGCGTATGATGAAACGCAATGTCACCAGCACACTTGGGGCGGGGCTTCGCGTGAAAGACATTCTGACGCTGCACATCGATGCCGAACTCAAAACAGCCATCGGGGAAGCTGCCGACGAGGCAGGGCTCCCGATGAACGAATACGCGGCACGCGTGTTCGCGAAGCATCTACGCCGGCCCGAGCTGGCCAAGATCCCGCGCAAGAGCTACGGCCGGCCGCGGAAGGAACTGGAGACCGCCTGATCGATCACAAGCGTACGCGCGCTGTACGATGGCCTGAGGCCGCGGGAGGTGCACTTCCCGCGGCCGCTTTTTTTGTTGCACCGTGCCCGCGCGTGTGCCCAGAATCGGGCAACGTGAGGTGGGCCGGCGACGGCTGGCCGAGCGTTCGCCGTGGTGGGTTTTCGTCAGGCGGAGCCCAGCACGGCGAGCGACCTCACCCAGCCTGAGGCCGCCATGTCCATCCGCTTCCGCTGTCCGCACTGCTCCGCCGCCATCCGCGTTGACGATCATCTGGCCGGAAAGAAGGGGAAATGCCCGACGTGCGCGCGCGCGATCGGCGTGCCCACGGAGAACATCTTCGACGATCCCTCCGGAATGCGTTCGACGCTGCCAGTCACCACCGATTACCAGGCCGAGCCGCCGCCGGTCCGGTTGCCGGCGGCCGCGCCCGATCCTTTCGACTTCTCCGAGCCGGATGAAGTGTTGCCTGCCGATCCTGGTCCGGTGAAAAGACGACCAGATCGCAGTGTGGCTGTCGGTCTCCTGATCGCCAGTGTGATCACGCTGCCGATCGTGGCGGGCTGCGCGGGTGTTTTCTGGATGCTGCGTCTGTGGGAGTCGAAGCCTCCAGCGGCGCCGGTCGAACGCGCGGCCCACGATGATCTCACCCGTCTGATCAATCGCTATGGGGCCCCGGACGAGGACGAGTCGACAGCATACGATCGCCCGAGACCGCCCATTGTCACGCGCATTGTGACCTACCGGAAGGAACGTGTGCGCGCGGTTTTCGTTCCTGACGGCGAGGCCAGAATGAACACACCGCCCCCCTACAGCCACTGGAAGCTCGTCGGTTTCACGGACCCTGTCGCCGAGAAGGCGCTGTCCGCGGGAGAAGCAAGCAGCCGCCTTGCGGCCCGATCGAAGTGACAGAGCACTACGCCGACTTCGTCGCCTCCGGCAGCTCGTACCACCGGCAAAACTCGCACTCGACCCAGGTCGTATCCTCGCGCTCGGGGTGGTGGCATCCCAGCACGGGGATGCGGAGCTCATTCGCGCCTCAGAGCTTCACCTCGCGCGTGCGGGCCCGGCCGTTGGGCTTGCGGAGCGACTCGCCCAGGAAGCGGCAGCGGAGCGGTCGCTGCATCAGCTCGGTGCGGAGGCCGGGCCAGCGGGCGTATTCGAGCTCTGGCGGAACGACGATCGGCAGCCGGAGCTTGCGCGGGCACGCGTGCACGGGGAGCTTGAGCGCGGGCATCCGCTCGTTCGGCACGTCGGCATAGGGGCAGCCGTGGCACTGGCCGAGGCGGAGTGGCTTCGGGCCCGGCGGGGCCAGGAAGGCGCTGGTGCACGTGCGGCCGTCCGCGGAGCGGTTGACGCATGCCGGCGGCTCGTTGAGATCGACCAGGTCTAGGGGATGTACGGCTCGACCCATAGGTCCAGGATGGGGAATCCCTGTGAGGCGTCCACGAAGTAGTTGCGCCCCAGGCACGCGGCCGCGGCAAAGCCCGCGACGGGGTTCGCACTCCAGAACGCGCGGGTGCAGCAGCGCTCCGGCACGAAGCCCATCGCGGGCTGGGTGTAGGCCGCGACCAGTTCCAACCCGCAACAGCCCTCGGGTTGAGTGAGCCAGCCAGCGCAGCCGGCGAAGAGCGAGCTGGCCTTGAACCTCATACTCCACAGCGGCACCAGGGCCTGGCTGTCATCGCGCACGGCACATCCGCCCTGGAACGCCGCGCCTTTCCCGCAGACACGCTCGGAAGTTTCCCACATCGGGCACGGCGCCCCCGGCAGAATGATCACGTCGCCGACGTACTGGAGCAGGGTGTCGCCGTTTGGGAAAGGCGAGCCGAGTCCCGAGTGCAGACGCCAGAGCATCGGGACTTGCGGGCAGGGCCCGAGCGTGTGCATCCCGTCCATACAGGCGCAGCCGGGCGACGGGTTCGGCGGGGGCTCGCCGGGCGGCGGCGGATCACCGGGCTGCCCGCCCGGGCAGCAGCGACAGTTGAGGATCTTGGTCTCGGCCACATTGACACCTCGGGGATCAGCGATCACGCGTAGTCGTAGCCGCCGGGGATCACGTGGAAGTCGTCGCCGGTGTGCGTGCTCGCCCGCAGGATTTGGCTCGTCCCCACCAGTGGGATGGCGCAGAGGTAGAGGAACCTGAACACCTTCTGGTTGAGGGCCAGCATGGCCGTCGTGATTTCCGGCACGATGATCTCGTCATAAAAGCCGTTGTTGGTGCCGTCGTACACGAACAGCCGAACGAAGCCGCGGCTCGTCACTCCCAGCGCGGCGATGTTGAGACTGGTGACCATAGTGCCGGGCGCGGCGATGCCGGTCACCAGATCCACCAGGGTGCCGCTGCCGTCGCGGTTGGCGTTGGCGGTGTCAAGCAGCTTGCGTCCGGGGTTCCTGAGCGTCGTCCAGTTCCTGGGAGCTGCCATGATCCATCCTCCCTGCAAGAGCCCGGCCCCCGTGAGCCGGGCTGGGGTTACGAGGCGAAGCGGCGCCAGCGCTGGGTGGTGGCGTCGTAAATGAACTTGGTGCGGCCGCCGGCGGCCGCGGTGTAGCCGAAGCCGCCCTGATTGTCGAAGCGGTTGGCCGCGGACGAGGCGGCGTCCTCGTGCGTGAACACGATCGAGTCGGTGGCGTGAATGTTGACGATGGTGATTTCGGCGCCGCCGGCGATGCCGGTGGCGTCGAGCCCGGTGATCGTGTAAGGCCCGCCGCCGTCGGTGGTGAGGCGGATCAGCACGCGATCGGCCAGGCCCGTGGGCGCGTAGTCGTTGACGCTGGCGGTGAGCGCGGCGGGCGAGATCTCCGTGGCGCCGCCGCCGGCGCTGTAGGCGCCGATGGCGCCGCCGCCGTCCCAGCCGAGGAACTTGCCCGCGCTCGCTGCCAGGCGGGCGAGCGTGCCCGTGCCCGAGGCGTACAGCACGTCGCCGGCGGCGTAGACGTCGAGGCCGGTGCCGCCCTGGTTGGGGTACAGCACCGGGTTCTCGATGAGCGCGTCGCCAAGGAAGGTTCCCGGCGGGAGCCCGTAGCCGCCGGGCTTGGTAGGAATGGGTATCGGCGGCGGTGGTTCATCCCAGCCGCGCGAGCCGCCGCCGCCCTGGGGCTTCCAAGGATAGGGATCGTCGCCGCTGCCGCCGCCACTGCCGCCGCGGGTGGGCGGCTTGGGATTGCCAGGCGGCATCGGGTCATCGGGCGGTGGAATCGGGGGATCGTCCGGCGGCGGCGGCGCCGGACCTGGTCCGGGGCCCGGCGATGGCGCGTCCGGCGGCTGGTCGATGCACGGCTCGTCGGTGATGCGGATCGGGCCGCGGATGTACTTGTAGATCACCACCGCCCGGTCGCCCGAGCAGTCGATGTCCCAGGGGATCTTGTAGCAGCGCTCCTCGAGAACGCCGCCTTCGGCCACGAACACGAGCTTGCCGTCGGTGTGCTGGGCGATGCAGCGGCACTGGTAGAAGTGGCCGGAGCTGAGGTTGAGGTCGTTCGCGTCCCACAGCCAGCAGTCGCCCAGGTCGCTGACGCTGTTGGTGCTGACGTCGTAAGCCTGGATCGTGCCCGGGGCCCAGTCACTGAACGGGGCGCTGCCGGCGCCGAGGTCGCCGGTGCACTCGATGAGGTGGACGAGCGGCGAGAGAAAGACGGCGCGGCCCGGCCGCTGCCCGGAACCGCCGGGCATCTGCTCGACCTGGCGGACGACGCGGCTGATGCGCTTCGCGTCCGCCTCCGATGGTAGCCAGCGCTTGTCGGCCATCCGTGGCCTCTCTTATCCCGCTTGTCACCCCCTCACCCGCTCACCCCATCACCCCATCCGTGGCTTGAGGGGGTGAGTGGGTGATGGGGTGATGGGGTGAGGGCTTGCAACTACGGCCGCACGTCGCAGCGCAGGATCAGGTCCTGCAGGACGCCGATCACGGCGGTAACGCCGGCGGCGTCGTAGATGGCCATGGTGACGCGCACGTCGAGCCGGTCGCCGGCGACCAGGTTGGTGGCGGTGATATTGAAATCCTTGTTGGCCAGGGTCAGGCTGTTGATCGATTGGGCGGAGGTCTCCACCAGGTCGCTCGACAGCGTGCCGTCCGATTGCAGCTCATAGGCCTCGAGATCGATGGTGGCCGTGGTGTCGGCCACGGTGGTGTTCATGCCGGCCAGGCAGCGGAGCTGGATGCTCTCGGCGGCGTCGTAATTGTCCGGCAGCGCGATGATCAGCCGGGCCCGCAAGGTCTGGGCGCCCGCCGCCTTGACGTCCCGGCTGCGGAGGCTGGGCACGTGGGTGCCGAAGGTGCCGGTGTAGACCTGGAGATCGTCCGCTCCCGGGGCCGGGGCCAGGAGCACGGTCACCACGCCACGGGCCGCGGTCATGGTGCCGGTGAGATCGACGCCGATCGCGGTGCCAATGGCGATGTCCAGGTCGCTCGACGTGGCCGAGAGGGTAAGCGTCTGGTTGGTGTCCACCGTGCCCTTGAGGTCGGCCGTGCTCGAGTGCAGGGCGGTGCCGCTGGCGATGTCGGTGCCGGAGGCGGCCTTCTTGACCGCCAGCGTCACGGCGCCGGCGTCGGTGCCGGCGACCTCCACGCGGGCGATGATGCCGAGCACTCTCCAGGCACGCCCGACCGCGACAAAGAAGGTGTCGTCGGCCGAGTTGGGATCCCAGTAGTAACTGACCGCCAGGATGCCGGCCTCGACGTTGCCGGGGCCCGGCAGCCGCTGCTCGAGCGTGTCCCACACGCGGGCGTCGAAGAGATTCTGCGGGAACGCGGCCAGAGGCCGCTGCACGAGCTTCGTGAGGGCGATGTCCGCGGCGGAGTGCAGATGCACGTCCCGGATCGAACCCGCAACGATATTTCCAGCGCCAACTTCACCGGCCATGGTTCACCTCATTGCTCGAAACCGAAGAGGGTGAGCAGGGGCGCGAGCTCCTCCTGCTCGTAGATCTGGAAACGGCAGTAGATCGGCTCGAAGAGCGTCGTCGGCGTGAACTTCTGCCCGCTCTGCGAGAGGTGCTGGGGCACGCTCGGCGTCTGCCCGTTGTGCTCGACGATCTGCTTGAGCGTGCCGCTGACCAGCTCCCAGTAGCCGGCGTTCAACGGCTCGTAAAAGAAGCCGTCGGGCGAGAACAAGAGCCGCAGCGAGGCCCGTTTGAACTTGATGCCCTTCTCCCGCGCGTTCGACCAGGTGATCGCGCCCACGCGCACGCAGTGCGGCTCGTAGCCCAGGAGGGCGAGCTTATTCGTCTTGCGGCGGAACGTCAGGCGCAGGGCCTGCAGCTCGTTGACGGTGAGGGCGAGGTTCTTGGTGATGGTCAGGATGTCGACCTCATGCTCGATCGTGGGCGGCGGCTCGAACGGCTGGTAGGCTGTGTTGACGATGGCGACCTTGGGGTCACCTTCGATGAGCGTACCGTCGATCGGATCGGTCGTGGGCGTGAACAGCTCGCGGGCATGGGCCCACTCGAGGGCCTTCTGCACGAGCTCCGTGTCGCCGGTGATCTCCGCGGGCCGCAGCAGGGGGTTGTCGCCGGGCTCGTCCTCCTCCGGCTGGCGCGTGGAGTAATCGCAGATCACCTCGAAGAGCTGGGGATTATCGGAGTCGTTCACCGCCCGCCGGCGGATGCACAGGGCATCCGGATCACTGCCGGCGGCGACCTGGTAGGGATCGCCCTTTTTGGGGATCTCCGGATGGGCGAGCACCATCTTCGGGTCATCCAGGGCGTCGGTGGTGTGGGCCTGGAACGCGCGCACGTAATCCTTGTGGAGATGCTCCAGCTCGTCGGAGCCGGCGCGTCCGTGCCAGCGTTCTCTGACCCAATCCACGGCCAAGGTAATCTCCTCCGAGCGTCAATCCGCCCGCGGCACGTGATCACTCCGGGATGTTGCCCGCGAAAAACTCGGGCCAGCGTTCGCGCATGATCTTGACCGCCTCCTCGTTGAAGCGGCGGATGTACTCGAGCTTCTGCTCGTGGATCTTCAAGGCGCGTTCGATCTTCGAGGCCGGGTCGTTGCCGATGCGGGAGGCGTTCAGGTTCTGATTGATGGCGCTGACCGCGCCCACCGAGCCGCGGGTCAGGGCGGTGGGGAGCTGGAAGCTGCTCTCGCCGGCGGAGTCGATCAGGCCCTGGGTGAGCTGGCCCACGCGGCGCTTGAACGTCTCGCCGTCCAGGGGCGAGTTTGCCATGGTAAGGGCCAAGTCGTTCAGGTCGTTGTCGAACTGCTCGAGCGGCGTGCGCGTCTGCTGCCACACCTGCATGCTGACGCGGCCCCACTCGGCCATGTTCTCGGCCATCTGCTTGTCGGCCGCGGCGAGCTGCTTGGTCAGATCGATCTGTTGCTGCAGCGCACGGATGGCGTCGAGGTCCTCGCCGGCGACGCCCATCGAGGCGAGCCGCCGTTCCTCCCTATCGGCCTCGGACATACCCAGCGTGGCGAGCTCGAAGGCCAGCTCCTCGCGAATCCGTTTGATCGCGTCGGCGGCTTTCTCCTCGCGCTTCACCTGTTCGGCGATCCTCTGTTCATCGTGGCGGGCGAAGGCGTTCTCTTGCGTGAAGTCGCCGCCCTCCGACTGGTAGAACTCCTGGTCGCGGTGGGTGAGGGCGAACGTGCCGATGCGCATTCCGAGGGCGATCCGGTCCATCCAGGACATGCCTTTGCCGCCGTCGGCCAATTCGGGCCGGCGATTCATCGCGTCCATGACGGAGTTGACCGCCGGGAGCACCTGGCTCGCCAGGGTGTCCTTCAAGTTCTCCCACGACGCGTTGAGCCGCTTGACGTTCTTGTCGGCGAGGTCCGCCTCGCGGAAGGCGGAATCGGCCATGCCGACCTGGTGCGCGAGTTGCTCGATCCCGTCCTTGCCCTGGCGCAGGAGCGGCAGGAGGCTGACGGCGCCCTTGCCGAAGATCGACTTGGCCAGTGCCGCCTGCTCGTATTTGCTCTTCACTTCGCTGAGCGCCCCGGCCACGGTCAGGAAGCTCTGGTCGAGCTTCATGCCTTCAAGGTCACTGGCATCGAGCCCCAGCCGCTGAAAACTGCGGCCCAGCTCCTTGTTGCCCATGGCGGCTTCGCCCACGTTGGCCAGCAGTCTTTCGAGGCCCGTCTGCAGGTCCTCGAAGGAGGCGTCGGACATGATCGCGGCGTGGCGGAGGCCGTAGAGCGCGCTGGCCGACAGGTCGAGCCGGTCGGCGGCGTCGCCGATGTCGTCGAGGCGATTGACGCTCTCCACGAACTCCGCGGCCGCCTTGCGGGCGAGCATCAACCCGGTAGCCGCGATCGCGGCCGGGCCGGCGATGGCGGCCAGCCTGGAGCTGAAGCCGCCGAACGCCGAGGACGCGGAGTTGAGGTCGCTCTTCCAGCCGGTGGCGTCGGCTTTCAGCTTGACGTTGAGGGTGCCGATCGTGGACATGCTGGGCGATACCCCTCACCCCGGCCCTCTCCCCGACGCGGGGCGAGGGAGTTAACCCGGCGACACAATCGTGCCGCCGTTGGAAATCGTGATCACCTGGGCCTGCCGGATCTGTTCCTCGCGGGTCTGCTCCCGCCGCTCCTGGGGGCCGAACTTGGGGGCGAAGTCGTGATCGGATGCCCGCTGAGCGTGCTGCAGCCGCCAGGCGTTCCAGGCCACCTGGGCGGCGCGGCCATCGGCCCGTTGCTCGCCGCGGGGCTCCAGGCGTTCCTCGGCCAGCAGCTCGGCGAAGTCGCGGCTGGTCAGGAGCCGCTGGAGGAATCGGACGGGGGTGGCGTAGCGGTAGCTGAGCTCGATCCAGAAGCGCCGCTCGGGGCGCTGTCGGAGTTTTTTACCAGCTCCTCCACGTCCTTCTTCCGCATGCGGTTGAGCTTCAAGCCGCGCGTCCACAGGCGATCGAGGGCCGCGGCATTCTTGCGGCCGATCTCCTTGTACCCATGGCCGAGCGTTTCCTCCGTGTAGAACGGCTTGCCCTGGGCATCGCACAGGATCATGGCGCAGAAGCGGCCGCGAACATTTTCCAGCCCGCGCCCGCCGTCGCGCTCGCACGCCTGCTCGAACTGGTCGCGCTCCCAGCCCATGAGCGAGCGGATGCACACCTCGCCGCCCCACTCGGGGACCTTGACCACCTCGACCTGGACGTCCTCCTTGTCCAGGATCTGCTGCAGACTGAGCATGCACTTCCTCCAGCGGGCGATGGGGAGATCTACGTGCCCGGCGTGAACGTCGGCTTGCCGGTGATGTCAACTTCGAGCTCGTAGAGCAGGGGCTCATCCGAGTTGGCGGCTTTTTCCAGCTCGTGCAGCCGGGTCCAGTGCCCCTGAAAATGAAAGAGTGTGGCGTTCGACTCGCCGGTGAGCAGGGGCCAGACCACACGCCAGTAGTAGGTCGTCCGGTAAAGCGTGGTGTAGAGCGTGTTGAGCAGGGCCTTCACGGAGAAGAGGACAACCGTGATTTTGCCCGCGTCCGCCCAGCCGGGGATCTTCTCGGCGCAGGCGCTGGCGCTTTCCAGGTGCGTGACGATCGAGCTGCCGACGGCCATGTCGACGCCGCCGATCGACTTCACCGCCGTCAGGTCGGTGAAGGGGGGCGTGCCGTCGAGGTCGTACTGGAACTTGGCGCCGTAGGGGTGCTGAGCCATCCTTGGCCTCCTTGTCTATTTCATCCGGGCGGCGGCGATCCTCTCGCCGGCGTCCCCATCCAGATCCATGACCTGCACGCAGACGCCCGAGTGCAGGAGCAGGGCGGCGGTGCGCTGGGGTTCCGCGTCCTGTCCGATGCGCGACTTCTCGACGATCAGGGCGACCTGGGCCGGATCGACGAACACACGCGCCCGCGTCTTGACCTGCACGAACTCGAGCATCACTCCTCCAGCCACAAGACGCAGTCCACGGTCACGTAAGAATTGCCGACCTCGTCGCCGTGAACGGGCGCGTCCACGTCGTCGGCGTCATCCTCCACCAGGCACGCTTGTGCGGTCACTCCGCCGGCGACCGTGGGCTGTCCAGGCGTGGTGCGCAGGGCGGCGGCGACTTTCGTCGCCAGGTCCTCGGCCGCGTCGCCGGTGGCCGCGTAGCAGTCGAGCTCGAAGCGAGCGCCCACCGGATTGACGGGCCCGTCGTGGGCATGGGGCCGATCGCTGCCGACCCGGCGGTAGACCACGTAGGGGACGGTCTCGTTTTGCTTGGCCCGCACCTTCCGGCAACGCGTGCTGGGCGCTGCGCCGATCAGGGCATTGACGTCGGCGTTGGCCGCCAGCCGGGCGTAGATCCACTTGCCGCCGTTCATAAAAACCTCTCCCCTGCCCCTCCCCGCTCCGGGGAGGGGTTGGGGTGGGGTTCATAGCCGTCCCTTGGCCCGCAGCCGGTTGACCTCCGCGTCGTAAGCTCTGCCGGTTTCCTCGTGCATGATCCGGCTGACCTCGCCCCTGGTCTGCTGCACCGCCCGCCGGCGGACTTCCTGGCCCTGCGACCGCTTGGTCTTGAGGTCCACCAGGTGGAACGTCTTGGCGGGATCGTAGGTGATCGGCTTGCCTTTGTGCTTCCCGCGCACGCGCGTGCCGATCACGAGCTTGAAACCGGTGCGGGGCCCGGCGATGCCGAGCACCGCCCCCTTGTACGTCTTGACCTTTTGCCCCTGGGATTTCTTGAGCTGCTTCCCGCGGTAGCTACCCTTCTCTCCCCGGCGGGTTTTCCGGACCGGACTGAGCTGCTTCAAGGCCTTGGCGATCACCCGCGTGCCCTTGGCGACCCCAGGCCGGAGGATGCGCCTGACCGAAGGGCCTCCGAGTTCCCGGATGCGGGCCTGAATCTCCGCGAGGCCCTCGATCTCCGCGTGCACCGGCGCCTTGGGCCCCTCGGCGAGCCGGTTGCGCAGGCTCATGGCTTCGCCTGGGTCGACGGCACCGGCTGGCCATCCGCCAGGAAGGCCGACTTGGGCACGTGGAACGTGTCGCCGACCTTGTAGCCCTTGCGCTTGGCGCTGGCCTTCTCGACCAGCTTGATGATCGCCATGCCGTCGCTGGTGCACTTGTGCAATTCAAACGGCAGCCCGTTGAGCGGGTGACCGTCGAAGTTCAGCTTGCCGGTGTCTCCTGGTTTCATCTCACACCTCCTGCTTGCACAAGCACACGTGCTCGATCTGCCGGCCGTCCGGGTTGGCGACGCTCTCGATCTGCAGGTAGCGGTTGCTCGGCTTCTGTTTGAACCGCTTCTTGGGCGTCAGGCCCGAGAAGTAACGGAGCTTCACCCGCACACTCACGTCCGCGTGCGTGGCCTTGGCCTGCTCGAGCTCGCGGCCCTGCAAGTCCTTCACCTCCGCGCGAATGTCCGAGCCGCTGCTCATCGCCGCCCAGGTCGCCACCGGCTCGCCGAAGGCATTGTTGGTCTCCGTCGGCTCCTCGATGTCGATCACGTCGCGGTAGGCGCCGGCTGGCATGTGCTTCCCTCCGAGCGTCAAGCCGCAAGCGGCGCTGGGTGCTTACATCTCCCCCGGCCAAAGCGACCACCACAGCGATTGCGCCGCCCAGGGCAGCTCGGCCACGATCGTGCCCTTGATCACCGCCTCCCGGTTCTCGTAGAGGTTGGCGACCAGCACATTCAGGAGCGACCGGGCCCGTCCCGGGAGCTGGCCCAGGAAGTGCGTGCCCGTGCCCGTGTCCGTGATGTCCACCTCGGAACCGCCGGAGGTCAGGCTCAGCTTGCCGGTCGAGCCCGAGGCGCTGATCACGTAATAATCCGTGTTCGCCGACAGCCCGCCCGGCAGCGCCCCGCCGGATTCCGTGTGGTGGTTCGACAGCCGGAACTTGTCGCCGTTGGTGAGGGTCCGTCCCTGCACCGTGATCACATTCGTGGCCGCCACCGCCGTGAACGGGGCCAGGTAGCCCGCGTAGAAATCCACCGTCACGGCGTTCAACTGCTCGCGGGTCGAGGGCCAGGCTTCGCCGTAGGCCGGCTGCAAGCGGGCCAGCTTCTTGCTGGTGTCGAGCTGGTAGTCGCTCGAGGTCAGGGACTGCGTGGCCCCGTCGCTGTCCACGTAGCTGATCGCGCTGATGCCGATCACCGGGCCGCGCGGCAGGAGGATCTCGTCGTCCTCCGGAAATTCGTCGAGCTTCAACCGCCAGGTCGCCGCCACGAACTGCAGGCTGAGCCCCTCCTCCACATACTCGCGCACGTCGCGGATGCGATCGGTGAGGTAGGTGTCGTCGGCGGTCACCTGCACCCGGCAGTGGGCCTTGGTCTCGTACAGGCCGATCGGCTCGGCGTAGGGGGCGGTGAGGAGCTCGAGTCCCATAACCCTTCACCCCCGACACAACCCCTCCCCAACCCCTCCCCGAATCGGGGAGGGGCGGGGGAGAGGTTACCGGCGCGTCACTTTCACCTCGAAGCGGTTGCATCCGGTCGGGGTGAACACCTTATTTTTCTCCGCGAAGCGGTCCACGAGCTCGAACGTCTGCCCGTCGCCCAGGTCGAGGACCTCGCCGGGCTTGAGGTCGTCGAGCAGCTCGTCGAGCAGCTCGTCGGCCTTGCCGTAGGCGGCCCGGCCGCGGTCCTTGGCGGCGAGCATCTCCTTGGCCAGGCAGGCGAGCTTCTTCGACTTCCGGGCAGCCATCGATTCTCCTTGCACAGGCCCGCGTGATGGCCATCCGTGGCCGGCGACGTGGCGAATCCGTGCCACTCACGCGGACCGTGGTTTCACGAACTTAGACCGGCTCCTCGCACCACATCACGGACGAGGCCCACTTGCTCAGCGTGGCGATGTTGCCGCCGAAGCTGATGAGGTTGTTCGGGGCGATCACCAACTCGCCGTCGAAGTCCTTCTGGAAGGCGAAGGCCGCCGTGGTCGCGTCCGTGGCCGTCAGGACCAGTTGATTGTGGCCGAGCTGGTAGAGCAGCGTAGGGGCGATGATGGTCGCCGCCGCGGCGAAGCGGACCTTGTTGCCGCCCGTCGATCCACCGAAGGGGGCGCGTTCGGGGACGGTCTCCGTGAAGGCGGAGACACCGCCGGTCGCCAGGGCGGAGCCGGCATTCTTCATGATGCCGATGGCGTAGCCGCCCGCGGCGCCGGTCGTGTCCACATAGGTGGAGGTGAACCGGACCAGCACGAGGTTGACGCCTGAGCCGGCCGGGTTCCACAGCACGAACTTGGCGGCGGTCGCCGAGTAGATCGGCAGCACGACGCCGGCGGCGGCTTCGCTGGCCATGAACAGCCGGCCCTGCTTGGCGGCGTGATACCACTTGCCGCCGTAGGGCTGCATGAGCTGCGCCCGCTCGTCGGAAAGGAGGCCGGGGCCCGGGGGGAACTTTCCGCTCGCAGACGGGAGTTCGACTTGCATTGCAGGTCTCCTATTTGAACTTGTCGATCAGGATTTCGAGCTGCTCCACCGTGCGCTTCTGCTGCTGGACCAGCTCATTCAAAACCGTCAGCAAATTCTGCGGCTCGCGGAACAGATACCACGCATTCCTCCGCCAGATGTACTCGCGGCGCGTGTCCAGCTCGAACGCGGTGGCGTCGGGCACGTCGAGAGCCGGCTTGGCGTCGCTGCTGACACCCGTGTAGAACGGGTGGGCCAGCGTGCCGACGCCTTGTTGCAGTTGCCAGGCCACGAATTAAGCCCTCGTCTGGAAGATTCGATAGCCGCGCAGATGCATGATCGGGTCGTTGGTCCCGGCCGACTGGCACACGAACGACGGAAACAGCGCCACGATCGGGATGTTGGCGGTCGCCACTTCGGAGCCGGTGAGCGTGCCGTTGACGTACTGCTTGATGCTGGTAACGCCGGTCACCTTGAAGCCGAGCTTGATGTAGGTCGCCTCCGCGATGGTCGCCGCCGCCTGCGTCGCGGCCGCGGTCGCCTTCTCCGTGTCGAAGAGCAGCACGCCGTCATCGGTCAGGCACTGCCAGCCGATGTGGTTGCTGGTGCTCATGGCGCTGGCGGCGATGATGCTGGTGTCGATCTCGGAGAGGCCGCAGAAGAGCTCCACCTTGTCGAAGGTGTCCACGATCTTGAACTCGAACTCGGCCCAGATCGTGGTGTCCGCCACCGGCACGAAGGCCGCCTTGGGGCGCTGGAGGTTGGCTCCTTGCGTGCTGGTGGTGGAATCCGAATCCAGGAGCAGCACGCCGGTCTCGGCCGTGTCAATCGCGGCCGTGCCGGCCGTGGCCTGGGTCAGCACGTAATTGCCGACGGTGGCCTCGGCGTCGTAGCTGTGCCAGTTCTCGATCAGGCAGGTGCCGATGGTCGGATCGAGGAGCCAGTTGAGAATGGGGCAGTCGCCCCACAGGTCGTCCTCGCAGACGATGAGGCCGCGATCGCTGTTGCCGTTCTCGCGCACCCGCAGGATGTTGCCGCCTTGTTCGCGGTAGACCTTCGGGCCGTATGTTCGCTGCGCTGCGGTCGACATTGCAATGGACTCCGCTGGTTGCCCCGCCCGCAGGCGAGTAGTCACTTAAGACACGGATGGGAGCTACGCCGATTGCGAACTACGCGGCACCTTGCGGCAGCCGCCCAGGGCCGCGACGACGGCGATGTCCCAGGCGCCGGTGTTGTTGGCCGGCGTGATGGTCAAACGCACGTAGCGCTTGGGCCCGATGTAGCCGATCTTGCGCACTTCGCTGTCGTCGTCGAACTGGAAACTGGCGCCGGCCTCGGTGCCGAGCAGGAACGCGTCGTCCACGGCCGCGGCGTCGCTGAGGGCGGAGTTGTCGCCGTCCTCGACGAGCACCGTGAAGGTGGCGTTCGAGTCGGCCAGCGCGCCGGTGGCGATGATGAACTCGAGCGAGTCGCGATTGGCGACGTCGATGATCGAGCTCACCTTGGCGGTGTCGCTGCCGGCCCCCTCGTCGGCCGGGATGGCAACGCGATACTCCACGTCGTTGTGCAGCATGTCTCGCATGGTCTGGTCTCCCGCCCTCTCGGGGGCCTCGTGATCTCACTTCAAGCCGCACGCGGCGGCGGAAACTATCCGAGCTTCAAGCGCGTGAAGGCTTCTTCCAGCACCGGCTGACCGTCCGTTTCCTTGCGGGCCAGGAGGCCGAACTGATTCTTGAGGCTGAACAGCTCCTCGAGGCGCTGGATGGCCAGCTCGAGCGAGTCAACAATCATGTAGCCGGCCTTCCAGTTGCCGGCGATCGCGATGTACTGGCCCGTGGTGTAGGTGTTGGGCGCGTGTTCCGAGGTCTTGTAGGGCCGCTCGCAGATCACGCTCGGGTTGCCGCCTTGCAGGCCGGGCTGCCAGAGGTACTGGCCGTTGCCGTCCTTGAGCTTCCGGCAGCGCTTGATGAAATCGCGGTGGGCGACGATCGTGGCCACGTTGAGGTGGCCGGGCTTGAGGTTGTAGAGCCAGTCGATCACATCGTCGGCCGTGAAGCTGGTGGCCGCGGAGGCGGTGACGTCGCGGCCCGTGCTGACGCCGTCGTCCGAGGCGACGAACACGCCCAGCGGCCGGTGGTTGCCGTTGCCGGTCAGGAAGGCCTTCTCTTCGGTGACGCCGAACTTGTAGCCCAGGCGGCCGGCGAGAAAGCTGTTGGTCTGCGGCCAGACGCGGACCATCTTCTGGCTGAACTTCACCAGCTTGGTGACCAGGTGGGGCGTCAGCTCGCGGCCACCGAAGGCGGCGGTATCGTCCTCGGAGATGTCCGAGGCCGGCACTTCCGGCGTCCAGTCGGCGTCGCCGACGTCGGTGTCATAGCTCATCACGCCCAGGCTGACCGCGTTGGAGAGCGGCGGGGCCACGGTGGCGAGCTGCCGGATGAACACCTCGTCGTCGAGGAACTTGATCAGGTCCATGGACAGTTGCGTGGAGGCGAGCACGCCGCCCTTGGTATCGACGGCCGTCTGCATGCCCAGCTTCTCGCCGGTGAGCAGATAGTTGAGCATGGCCTGGTTGTACTTGTCGCTGGCCCGCTCGTGCTCGCGGCTGCCCGGGGCGATCGTGATCGTCCGGCCCCGGAGCTGGAAGGTGAGGGCTTCGCCGGTGTGCTCCCGGCTGAGGCCCGGCTGGCTCGGCTCGGTCTGCCGGGGCAGCTCGTCGCGCATGCGGTCGCCGAGGTTGGACAGCTTCTTGCGCCGCCGATCGCCGGTCTCCCGGGCGTCGATCTTGGCGGTCAAGCCGTCGATCTCCGCCTCGAGCCGCTCGTAGGTCTGGTTCTCCTCGGCGGTGAGCTCGCGCTTTTCAGCGTCCGCCTTGTCGAGGATGGCCTTCGCGTCGTGCCAGGCCTTCGCGCGCTTGTCGAGCAGTTCCTTGAGGGCTTCCATGCTGGCCTCCATCTCCGGGAGCTTACGCCGCCCGGCTCGCCAGAGGCCAGCCGTGAAATGAGCACGGGCGCAGGCCACCGGCAAAGGTCTCGTGAGAGCATCCCTTGCGAGTAGTCCGCGCCCGCGACGGCGTGCGTGGTTTGCTACTGTTCCGCGCTGGGCGACCGGAGCAACGGCTCGCGATCAACCCCTACGCGGCAAAGCGAATTGTCAGGGCCCATTCTGGCTACCGTCCGCCCGCGGTGTACAGAGCAAGTTGTTTCGCCTTGAGGTTCAGGAGCTTACGGCGAATGGCGACCGGCACGTCGCCGGCGGGGCCTCGAACCTCTCCCCCTGCCCCCTCCCCGATCCGGGGAGGGGGTTGGGGGTGGGGTGATTCCTCCTCTGGCCCGAACCGGTGGGCCAGGTAGCGGCTCAGCCAGGCCTTGCAGCGGGCCTCGATCACCTCCCGCGGCTGGCCGGCGAAGGCCCGGTCGAGCAGCTCGGCGCCGCGGCGGACCGCGGCGTCGGGCAGGCGATCGATGTCGAGCTGCACCGACAGGAGCCCGTCCACGGCGTCGCCGGTGTCCACGATGTCGGAGGCCCAGAGCTTCTCGACCCGCCAGAGCGGCGGCAGCTCCTCCCCGTCCTCGTCGATCTGCGGCGTGCCGTCCTCGTTCAGCCGCCAGGCCTCGGTCTTGTTGAGCACGAGCGAAGAGCTGAGCGCGTCCGGATCCTCATCGGCCAGGTCCATCACGTACTGGCCCAGGTTCCCGGCCGGGGCGTTGAAGGCCGCGTCCGAGAAGTGGAGATCCGCACGCACGGCCTCGACGGTGAGCCGCTTGCCGTCGCGCATGACGGTGGCGGTGTCCAGGCGGAAGTTCCTGGAGCGGCCGAGCAGCTTGCCCAGGCCGTCGTCGGACAGCGTCTCGTGCTGAAAGTGGCTCTTGAGCCCATGAGGGCCGGCGTTGCCGAGCTCCACGATCTGCTCGAGCGCGAGCCGATCGAACTCGCCGCGGCCGAAGCTCTTGAACGGGCCGAGCTGGGCGACGACGTAACCGCGGAGCACCTTGGCCTTGCGGTCCACGCCGACGGGCTTCCCGGTGGCGAAAGCGCGCAGCCGCTCAGGCTGCACGGGTATGGGCTTGCTGGGCTTTGGCATGACAAACCTCCATGAGGCCCGCCGCGTCCGTAGCGATGCGCTCGGTCCAGGCGGTGAGCAGGGTTTCCAGTTTCGGCGCCAGCTCTGCCTCCGTGGCAGCGCCGGCCAGGTCGAGCAGCTCCTGGGTGGAGCGGCTGAGATGCTCGATGGCGAACACGTGGGCGAGCTCGTCGGCATCCGCGTCGCGGCGGGCGGCGATCACCGCCGTCCGCAGAACGGGAGTCACTGCGGCGCGAATGGTCGAGCGATAGTCCGCGTTGTAGAAGCCATCGATCCAGGCCAGGAACTTCTTGGGCTGCTTGGCCGCCCGGCGGGCTTCGTTGGCTTCCTTCTTGGTCAGCCGGCCCAGCGTGTCGGCCAGGAGCTGCTCGCACGCGCGGCGCAGCTCCATCTCCTGATCGTCCGGCTCCTGGGGATCCTCCGCTGGAGCCGGGCCCGGCGGATCCGCCGGCGACGTGGCCGGCTCCGGTTCGGGCGCCGGCTCCTTGGCGGCCTGGGCGACGCGCGCGGCTTGCTCGAGCGTCTGCATGTTCACCGGCACGAAGCGGAGGTCGCCCATCGGCCCGATCGGGTTCTCGTCCTCCAGCTCCAGGATGCGGTTGAGGGACAGGGCGCCGATGCCGAACATCTTGCCGAAAAACTCGGCCCGCTCCTGGGCCTTGCCGCGGAGCAGGGCGCCGATGTTGTGCTTGCTGAACAGCTCCGGCGGGGAGAGCAGCTTGCGGTCGTACTCCTGCTCGTAGTCCACCAGGATCGGCGTGAAGCAGTAGGTGAGGAAGAACAGGTTTTGCTCCTCGATGTTGGCGAAGGTCGCCCGCGACAGCTCGGCCAGGAGCGGCGGCGGGATGCCGAGGAAGCGGGCCACCTCCTGCACGGTGAACACGCGCTGCTCGACGCACTGGCTATCCTCGGGGCTGATGGCACCGGCCTTTTCGTTGTAGGTGATCCCGCCCCAGAGCACGCCCACGCGATGGCCGCCGCCGCCGGCCTTGCGATTGTGCATCCGCTCCCAGGATTCCCGCGACTCCTGGCGCGCGTCCGCCGTCGGCTGGCCCGGATGCTGGAGCACGCCGCCCGGATAGGCGCCGGAGCCGAAGAATTCCCCCGCGTAGGTCTGGGTGGCGATGCCGATGCCGAGGACCTCGCCGGCGTAGTCGAGGAAGCTCTGCCCGCAGACGCCGTCCGAGGACACCAGCGGCACGTGCAGCATGTCGGCCGCGGCCACCTTGCGGGTGCTGTCGACCAAGTAGTAGAGCTTGCCGGCGTCGTCGCGCTGGATCTGCACCCGCCAGTGCTCGAGCGGCCAGTAGGCGCGGACGTTGCCGCCGCCGTCCCACTGGATCTCGCCGTAAGCGTTGCCGCCCAGCAGCCGGTTCCACTCCAGGCACTGCCGGGCCTGCTTCGAGGTCATGTCGCGATTCGGGTAGGTGTGCAGCACCGTGTGGCCGGGATGGGTGACCGCCACACGCTTGCCGCCGTCCGACTGCCGGCGATAGACGCTCAGGGGCAGGGAGGCCTTGAGCTGGCTCAAGAGGCGCACGGCGGCAAACACGCCGGAGAGGGACAGGGCCGTGGCCTCCGTGACCTCGACGCCGGCGGAGATCGAGGGCGCGGGCCACAGGCCGGTGGCCTCGGAGATCCGGCGGCTGCCGTAGATCGTGGCCAGGCGATCGCGATGGCCCAGGCCGAGCAGGGTTTCAAGCAGCATGGTAGGTTCCCCACAGGGCCAGGATGATCAGCACCAGGCCGACGACGAGCAGGGCCAGCGGCGGCCAGATCCACCAGCAGCCGGCGGCGATGAGGCCGAGGCCGGCGAGGAAGCACACGTTGCGGACGATCGAGCTCACCACAGGCAGGTCCTCGTTAAACCGCAAGCGAATCGTTCACCAGAGCTCTACGCCGGCCGTGTCGCCTTCGGGCACGAGCATGGCCCGGCCGAGGGCCATGGTGGAGGCGACGATGCCGTCGATCTTCTCGCTCGACTTGCTCTTTGAAAACTTGAGATTGCCGGCGGCGTCCTCCTCGGTGGCGGCGTTCGAGGCCTGCCACTTGAGCACCGGGTTGCCGCCATGGTCCCAGAGCCCCTGGAGGATCAGCTCGAGGATACGCTTGGTGGGCGCCGCCATGGAGAAGAAGCCCTGCCCGAAGGCGACGACGGGCAGCCCGTCCCCCTGGAGCTGTGTGCAGAGCTGGGCGCCCTGGAACAGGCGATCGACGGCCAGCTCGCGCAGCCAGAAGTTGGCCACGATCTCGTTCACGTCCTTGCGCACGACGTCGTAATCGGTGACGTTGCCGCCGGTCTGGCGGATCCAGCCGTCCTTGATCCACAGCCCGTAGGGCACGCGATCGCGTTTCTCGCGCACGCGGGCCCCTTCCTCCGGCACCCAGAAGTAGGGCAGCACGACGAAGCGCGAGCCGCGCGGGAACACCAGGCCCAGGGCGGTGAGGTCGCTGGTGGAGCCGAGATCGAGGCCAGCGAAGCAGCCGGCGTGCTCGTTCTTGAGCGTGGCGAGCTGCGCGAGCCGCCAGGCCATCGGATCGGCCACGTCGGCGGCGCAGGAGTTCCACTTGTCCATGGCGATCGCCCGCACGTCCTGCTCCGTGCGGATGTTCAGGTGCAGGCGCTTGAAGGTGTTCTCGTAGGCGGGCGTCTCCTGGGCCTTCAAGCACTCGGCCTTGAGGTAGTCGAGCGACACGCTCACCCCGAGGTTGGGATTGGCCTTCCGCCAGGTGGACTCCGCCTTCCAGTCGTCGCCGGCCGCGGCCTCGAAGATCACGGGCAGAAAGCGCGGGTTCGGCACGATGCCGTCGCGGACCTTGCAGGCGTATTCGTAGGTCTCATTGCAGATCGAGTCGCGGAGGAAGTCGGCGGTCGTCACGTAGGCCACGAGCGGCTGCTTGCGGTTCTTGGACGCCGTCGCAGTGCGGAGCACGTCGTACAGTTCCCGGTCCGGCTGCACGTGCAGCTCCTCGAGGATGCCGAGGTGCATGTTGCCGCCGTGCTTGGTTTTCGCGTCGGCGGAGATCACCCGCAGGAAACTCCCATCCTCCTCGATGACGATCGAGCGCGATTGTCCGGCCGCGGCGTTGCCGCCATAGATGTCGCAGCGGTCGTCGAGCTCCGGCTCGAGCTCGACCATGCCCTTGGCGTGGCGGAAGAGCAGTGCCGCCTGTTCGCGGTCGCCGGCGGCGATGTAATCCTGCTGGCCGATCTCGCCGTCGGTGAAGAGCACCAGGAGGCCGATGCCGGCCACCAGCGGCGTCTTGCCATTCTTGCGCGGGACGTAGACGAGCACCTCGCGATAGCGGCGGACGATGCGCTGCTGTTCGTCGAGTTGTTTCCAGCCGAAGAGACAGGCGACGATGGCCTGCTGCCAGGGCTCGAGCGTGAACGGCTGGCCGGCCAGGTCGCCTTCAATGTGGCGGAGGCACTCCGGGAAGAAATCCAGCGCGAGCTGCGCCGCGTCCGGATCGAACCGGCAGCCGTCGGCGTCCTTGAAAGGATCGTAGCCGGGGATCAGCGCGAAGAGCTTGCGCCACTTGGCCGGCACCTGGTCGGGGCGCAGGAGCTTTCGCCACTCGGGCGGCTCCCCCCTCACCCCCGACCCCTCTCCCCCGGAGGGGCGAGGGGAGGCAGGCCGGCGCTTACGCGCTGCGGTTGAAGAAGCGACCTTTACCGGCATCCTTGCCCTTTCCGGTGGAGGTGTCGGCGCTCACGCGGGCGCGGCTCGCCGGCGACAGGCCGAACTCCGCGAGGAACTTGGCTATGTGCTCCAGCGCGCGGTTGGCGACGGCCAGGTAGGGGTTCTGATACAGCCCCTTGTCGCCTTTGAGCACGTCGCCGGAGCGGGCGATGATCTTCTCCGCCTCGACCCAGCGGGCCCAGGCCTGACAGTAGCCGGCGAACGCCGCCCGATCGAGCGGGGTGAGCAGCTTCACCGCGGCGAGCAACGGCGCCACGCGTTCCCACTCCGCCTTCGCCTCGCCGGCCAGGTGGGCGGGGCACGCGATCGGCTGGGCCGCCAGCTCGGGCGGCAGCTCCGGCTCCGGGCCGCCTTTCTTAGCGCGCCAGCTCCCGCGGATCTTCAAGATGTGCTTCGGCTTGGGCTTCGGACCGCGGCGACCCATTCCCCCCCTCCGTGCTTCCGTGCACGCCACGCGGGAGCCATTCTACCCGCAGGGTTTTTCCCAAGAAAAGAGCATCGCCTAACTCCTTATCGGGCAAGGCTATCGCCCGAAGTCGTTGGAATTCCTGGATTTCCGGCGAAATAGCCTTGCATCCGCCGGGCGGCGGGGTAATATGTTTAACGTAGTGATTAACGCAACGTCTAACGCAGCGGGGTGGAACATGACGGTGAACGTGAACGAGCTGACCTTCGGGGTGGAGATCGAGTGCTACGTGCCGGTCGAGCTGGTGCGGTCGGGCCGGATCAGCATCGGGGGTTATCACCACGGCACCCAGGTGGCCGAATTGCCCGCGGGGTGGAACGCTCAGCACGACGGCTCGCTCGGCAACGCGCGGGGCAAGGCGGGGGTGGAGATCGTCAGCCCGGTGCTCGCGGGCGCGGACGGCCTGCGGCAGATTCAGCAAGTGTGCAAGTGGCTCAAGGATAACGGGGCGAGGGTAGTGGGCTAGTTCAGTGTTGATGCCGCCATGAGCAATTCGATCATCGTCCACGGATGATCGGTCAGGCCCGCGGCCATCGCTGGCGTCGTCTTGGCCTTCGCCTTCTGACTCAGCGTGCCGTGCGGCCTCACGTAATTGTACACGGCGAAGTACAGCCCGAGCGCCGCGTCGTGGTTCTCCCACTTCTTGCTGAACGCATTGGTCAGGCGAGTCAGGCGGCGATTCTGCATCCTCATGGAGAGGTTGTGCCGCTCAACAAAGCTCGTGCAAATCTTCGCGGGATCGGGATCGCCGCAGCACGGTACTTTCTCCGTGCCAGTCACTTCGCCTGGCGAGTAGCGATGATCGTCGTCTTTCGTCGCGTAGTGCTTCACGAGCTGCGCGTAGTCGATTGGCCGATTCTCGAATAGGACGTGGACGGCCTGGGGGTAAGCGGGGAACCCGTCCGTTGTGAACTGAAACCGGCCGCGTGTCGCCCGCTCGACTTCCTCAACAAATGCGACCGTGCTAAACCCGTCACGCTTGCCGAGCCGCCACGCCAGCACGAGCTTATTCGTCCGTTCGATGGCAACGAAGCAATAGGCGTCGCCCACGTCATCGCCCGGAACGTGATTCCGCTGCCGGGTCTTTTCCTTCATCCCGACGAATCCCCAAATCTCATCGGCCTCGACATCCTTGACCTTCACGCGCTGAAACGTGCCGCGCAGGAACGCTTCGCACTTCTCGCCCATGTTCACGAGCAGCGCCGTTACCGTGGCCTTCGCCACGCCGCTGATCCGCACCGTGGCGCGGATGCTGTTGCCTTCGGTCAGGAGCTGCAAACAGAGCAGCGCCTTATCGAGCGGGAGCCGCATTTCGTCCAGAGGCTTCGCGGGCCGATCCGAGTAGGTCTTGCGGCACGTCATGCACTGGAAGCGCTGATTGCCGTAGCGATCCTTCCCGAACTTGCGGCCTTCGGACTGACAGGTGGGACAAAGCATCAGGAAACCCTCATCAACACAGATGACGCTATTATGCATGACCGATCATGTAAAGTCAAGGCTTGACGCTTGGAAACTTGGCTAGTACAGTTATATCTAATATGGAAACTTACGTTACCCTAGGAGAGAGTCATGGACGAAGCAAGTTTCCAGCCCGAAACGCTCGGAGAGCGTCTCAAGTTGGCACGGACCGGCAGCGGGCTGACCACACGAGATGTCGCCAGTTCGCTCGGAGAGGACTGCCGCGTATCGCACGTCATGATCGCGAAGTATGAAAGAGGCCCCGTCGCGCCGCCGTTGGACGTTTTGACGGCCCTGGCAAACCTCTACAAGCGCCCGCTGACGTGGTTCTTATCTGAATCGCCCCGTCTGACTGGCGTGAGATACCGCAATGCGAAATCGAAAGTCCGCCAAGGCGACCGGAACTGGTTTGAGGCGAATGCACAACGCTGGCTGGAGGCATACTTCCGCCTGGAGGACCATCTAGATCAGCGTCTGAAGAACAGCGTAAGACTTCCCGTCATTGGCCCCGAGGATGATCCCGCGAAAGTGGCTGGCGAAATTCGCAAGGCGCTCGGCATCAGGGCTGATGCCCCGATCCCAAGCGTCGTTGAGTGCATTGAGCGATGCGGTATTCGCGTGATTGAGTTGGCGACGGAGTTGCGGATTGATGGCATCGCTGGACGATTCGGCAAGGAACTCGTTGTCGTGCTGAATCCGTCCGCGAACCACGACCGCAGTCGAATGAACGCGGCACACGAATGGGGACACGGGCTCTTCGGTCATTGCGCCGGAACAAGCATCGTGGTGTCCGATGAAGAAGAGGCAATCACCTACGATTTTGCCTCGCATTTTATCCTGCCGGACACTCAGCTACGCGAAGCGTTCCGCGGGGAGTCGATGGTGCGGCTTGTGAAATTCAAAGAAACATTCGGGATTTCATTGGCCGCGATGATCTACCGCGCAGAGAAGGCCAACATCCTGAATGCGCAGACTGCGCGCCACCTGTGGATCGAGTTTGCCAAGCGCGGTTGGCGAAGGAATGAGCCAGGCCACGTCAGGGCAGATCGCGCCACGCGGTTTGAGCAGCTACTTGAGGGAGCCATCGCAAGAAAAACCATGACGTGGCGGAACGCCGAATCCGTCACAGGCATTGCCGCCGATGAGCTCAAGCATCGGCTCGGAGTGGCAATGGGCTTGGAGAGCAATGAGTTCAAAGAAGAATCGGACGAAGGAGCGACATTGAAGTTCATCGAGCCAGAAGAACAGCGTTAAGGAAAAAGGGCGAGCATGTCGCCCGCCCTTTCCTTGACATCAATTGAGCGATGCGTCTGGTGCCAACCGTAGTACGCATCGCTCTGCCAGGAGGGTATTGTATATGGCTACCCGGCGACGAACAATGCGACTTCCGCGCGATGAGGATGCGCTGCTGAGGCAGCTCTACCTCGACTTCCGCATTCCAATCGATCAGTACAGGAAGCCGCAGCGGCACGCCGAATTGGCGGCGTTCATTCAGACATGGAATGACGCAACCGGCCGGAGCGATGCCGCAGATGAAGTCTTGCGCTACATGATGAACCAGCGCAAGAGCGGGGAAAAAGGTCCAGGCTGGCCTACTTTTGACGGGGACTATGACCCGCTGGCAGGTCCGCGCCCGGAAGTACTAACTGAAGAACAGTGGAATCATCTGCGGGAGATTTATACCGAGATGTTTATCACGGCCCGGATCGGCTCTGACGAACTCGCATTCAACGGCGGGCTCCGCACGGCTCTTGCAAGAGAGTTTCACCGTCGGACAGGCAGGCGGGTTTCTGGCGAGTTGCTACACGCTTTGATTGAAGCAAAACGCAAGCGCGGGCTATGGGTTGCTTTCAAACCGGGCACTCGGCAGCGTGCGACGGGTTTCAAGGACATCAACGAAGTTGGCTAGAACAGGGATGCAGGCCGAAAAAAGGCGCTCGTCATGAGCGCCTTTTTTTCCATCTCGCCGCCGCCATTTTCTTCCCTATGGCGCTGAGCTTTTTCTTGCCGAGACTCTTGGCGCGTGCCGGCCCGCCCTTCAGCCCGCCTCTGCGCCCGAGGGCGACCGCAGCGGGGTCTTTGTTCGGATCGGGCTCTGGCTCCGCCGGCGTGTCGCCAGTAGCGGCAGCGACGCCTTGCATAATGTTAAAACCGAAGACGGCCGGGTCGGGTGTTCTCTTGCGCTTCGCCATGCTGGCATTATGGGGCCGGGTCGATAGAATTGCAAGAGCGGTCACGCATAGGGTGAGCCATGACAAAGAGCAAGCAACGGGCAGAGGTCTCTGTTCGTGGGTACGACAAGCGGGGCACGCTTGTTTGCCGGATGGAGATTCTTCAAGATGGCGTTATCCGCGACGGCAAGGGAAGGATGATCGACAATCTGTATTGGGAGTCGTTTGTTGAGGCGATTCGGCAGTCTGCACGGAAATCAACACACTCCTAGCCCACTACCGGGGCGAGCGTCTCCGTCCGCTGCGGGTTTCACGTACACGTTGGCTTCGACAACTATCGGGACCGGCTCAACACGCTGGTGGCCCTGGTGAGCAACTTCGAGCAGAGTCTGTACGCGAGCACCGGCACCCGTCGCCGGGAGCCAGGCCCTGGAGTTCACGACGTCGCGGATCCACGGGCTCGACTTCGAGCCGGCGCCACTCTTCGCGAGGTGACCGATGGCCGACCTGCAGAAGCTGTTCAGACTGGTGAAGCAGGTGGCCGAGCAGAAGGCGCGGCAGGGGATCATGACGCCCGCGCTCGAAGCGGCACGCAAGACGATCGCGGCGCGCAGGCAGTTCATTCCGCGGGCGCCATCACCGGCACGGCCGCGGATCAAGTTCTAGGAGGGGTGACCGATGGCATTCGCACGGGAGAAACCGGAGGCAAGGACCGCGGCCATGGTGGGTCTGCGGGTGACCGCGGACGAGGACCGCATGCTCGGGGATCTCGCCGAGTTCCTCGCGGTCCGCGGCAAGGCCGACGTCGTGCGCGAGGCGCTCGATTTCTGGATGGAAAACAGCGCCCGAGCACGGCAGGCGATCGGGCAGATCGCGGGAAAGAAGAAGCGGAGGAGCAAATGACCGTTGCGCAGTTACGCCAGAGCCTCGAAGCGCTGCCGGCCGAATGGTAATTATACGCCTAACTCATCAGTGTATCCCGTAAGGACTTATGACTATTCCGACAAAATGCACGTAATACGCTTGACTCAGCAGGCCCCGCATGCGATAATCTCTATGTCGGGTGAGGGACACCTGACACGCGGCCCCGGCGAACCAGGGGCAGTTGGGGCCAGTAACCCCAGGGAGATTACGGCAATGACGACGCGAATGACCGACAAGATGCGGGCCGACACTGACAGCGTACACAGCCTGCTCCGCGAGTGGTGGGCCGGACAGATCACCCAGCATGACTTCGTGTGGCGCGCCGGTGCGGTTGCGACCGCGCAGCAAATCGAGCAGCTCGTCGCGCTGCCGAAGAGTAGTGAGCGCGTTTCGCTGGTGGCGACGGCGAATATCCTCTACCCCCGCTGACCGCAATCCCGCCCCGCGCGGTCCCCGGCTACTAACCGGGGCCGCGCAGCGGAAGTGCCGCGCGGGGCGCTTTTGGAGGGTCAATCCATGCGATGCGAACGATGCGGATGCACCCTGTTTAGCTGTCGGTGCCCCAGTGGGCCGACGAATCAACTCGTGGACGCGGAGCCGGCGATCCCCGCCAGCCTGCGAGCGCTCAAAGATAACGCCCGCTCCGTCGCCGACGATGCCCACACTGAGGCCGTCGCTGAGATAGACCGCTGGTGGGCAATGCTCATCTCCGTCGCCACGGAATCGCTCGGCGAACTGTGGCAGTACGCCGACAAGCGCCGGCCCGCCAGTTTCTCGCTGGACGCCGCTCAAGTCTCGTTCGGCGTCCACGTAACAGGTCATCGGGTCATCTACGCCAGTTTCGCCGCGAACACTCCGCGCTGGCTCAATCAGTTCGGATCGCCAGGCATGAAGCCCGCGTGGTGGCGCGCCCGCTGGAGCGGCTCGGCAATCGACGTGCCCGATGGAGTCCCCTACTGGTTCGTGCCGTCGCTGCGGCGCGATTGCATCGGCACGTATCACCAGACGCTCGGCTCGGCGCTGAACTACGCGGAGGAGAGATAACCCATGCCCGAAACCCACGGCCCACAAACCCTGATCGAAGCCGTCCGGCATTTTGCCGACGCCGACACCTGCCATGCCTACATGATCGCTCTCAAATGGCCTGATGGTCGGATCGCCTGCCCCAAGTGCGGCAGCGACAAGGTAGGCGTGATCGAGAGCCGGCGAATGCTCCAATGCCGAGACGTGTCCTGTCGCAAGCAATTCAGCGCGAAGGTGGGCACGATTTTCGAGGACTCGCCGCTCCCGCTCTCCCATTGGTTCGCGGCTGTGTGGCTGATCGCCAACGCAAAAAACGGTATCAGCAGTTGCGAGCTGGCGCGGGCGCTCGGCGTGCGCCAGGCTACCGCGTGGTTCATGCTCCATCGCATCCGCGAGGCGATGAAAACGCGCAGCTTCCGCAAGTTGGACGGCGAAATCGAGTCGGATGAAACCTACGTCGGCGGGCGCGCCGAGAACATGCACGCCCGCAAACGCGAGCGGAAGATTCTCGGGCGCGGTGGCGTCGGCAAGACCATCGTTCACGGGCTGCTGGAGCGCGGCGGCGAAGTCCGCGCCCAAGTCGTGCCGAACGTCGAAGCCGAGACGATCCTGCCGGCTGTCTACTCCAACGTGGAGAGTGGCGCAGCCGTCTACACTGACGCGCACGCATCCTATCAGGCGCTCATCTCCCGCTACGTCCACGATTTCATCGACCACACGACTGGCTACGTGCGCGGCAAGGTTCACACGAACGGGATCGAAAACTTCTGGTCTCTGCTCAAGCGGGCGATTCGTGGAAGTTATGTCGCCGTCGCGCCGTTCCACCTTGGCCGCTACGTCGATGAGGAAGTGTTCCGCTTCAACGCGCGGAAGGGCACAGACTGGACGCGGTTCATGGCCGCGATGAGGGGCGTCATTGGTCGGAGACTCACTTACCGCCGGCTCTGCGAATTGGATGGGGCTGGCTTCATGGGGATCGCATGATGGCACGGAAGGAACTGTCCGGCGGGCCGGCGTTCGACTCGCTGATGGGCAAGCTGATCCAGGTTCCCAAGCGCGAGCTAGACCGTCGCCTTGCGAAGCGAAAGCAACGCAAAGCGCGGCGCAAGAAAAAGTGAGCAGTGGTCGCCCGTTAGCCATTGCGGACCTCTGATGAGTCAGATGGATAATTACCTTCATTATGCTCGGTTATTCGTGCGCTGCCTCCCCCTTTGAGTCCGGCCCCCCCTCCCCGCCATGATGTCCCGCAGCAACGAGGGCTCCCCGTGTGTATGCCAAGTACGGCTCCTACACTCACGCGCTCAGCGAAGGCGAAGTCACCTTCGATGTCTCGCGCCGCTGGAACGACGGCGGGCAGCACGTCGCCCGCGTCGTCACGGCCCACATTCGGGGCTTGCTCCAGGCGGCTGATTCGTCATCGCTCATCACGGCGATGGCGGCGCTCGAAACCGCCTACCGGCGACAAGGCCAGAACTTCCTCCTCTTGCTCTCCGACGGCTCGACGGTCCACCAGGCGATGTACAACGCCGGCTCGCTCGGGGGGGTGCGCGTCATTCACGGGCCGAGTTATCCCAGCGGCCATGGCTACGAAGGCGGGACCTTCCGGACTTACGAGATCACGCTGGAGGCGGAGTATCCGGACGCCGCGAGTTTCGGGATGCTTTTGGCGTTCACCGAGACAGTGCAGTTCATGGGAGGCGGTCCGCGCGTCGTCTGGCGCGAGGCGACAACCGGACTGCCGCAGAAGCAGATCACCGCGCAGGCCACGACGTACAAGGCCGTGCAGGCCGGCAGCGCGATTGGCTACCGCACCAGGCCGACACCGCCAGCGCCGATTTGGCCTCAATACCTGAAAGAGCAGCCGAATCTTCCGGACATGAAAAGCCCGCGCCGCAGTGGGCCGCCAGGCGCGCCGATGTTCAGTGAGTTTGAGGTTTCTTGGCACTACACCTTCGAGGCAGACGTGCGGCTGGCCGGGGAGCCGCACAGATGGCCGGGCTAACGGAGCAACGCGATGGCCAACAAAGAATGGCGAGGCGACGCCGTAGCGCGTGCCCAAGTAGACACCATTACCATCGCCGGCACGTGGGCGACGAACGATACCGCCACGATCACGATCAACACCAAGAGCCTCGTCCTCACCGTAGGCGCAACCACAACCACGGCATCCATCGCCACCGCCATTAAGGAGATGATCAACGGCGACGCCATCACAGGCAACGCCACGCGCTCGGATACCGGCGACAACATCCCGGAGTTTGATGAACTGACGGCCACGGTTAACGGCTCGGTGGTTA